GGCTTGCGGCTTTGCATCTCGATTTCAAGGAATACGCGCTCGGCCAGTGTCATGGTATTGAGGAAACTTTCGATCTGTGCGGCGCGTTCCATGGAGGATGAATGGTGGAGCGGTTTCGGCAGGGTTGAATCGAGGAAGCTCATGAGTTCGAGGCGGGCTTGCATGGATTCTTTTGAGTGTCCTGTGGGAGCGCCATTGCCGTGGCCGGGAGATTCACGGCCGGGACGATAGAGTGATTTTATTTCGGACATTTGTCACAGGTTTCCGCAAATCGAGGCAGCAACGGAATGCGCTTGCCATCTTCCTCGTACCACCAGCAATTGCCGGTGATGGTTTCGGCTTCGGCGTAGAACGTGCAGCCCCAATGATCCATGAGTTCTGGCTGTGGAATATATTTTATTTCGGACATTGGATCACGGATTGGGAAGTGATTACGGTACGGTCATCTGGGGCCCGGTAGCGGGTCATAGTCGCTTTCGAATGAGTTCAATTGCCCGCGGCCGGTATGCCAGAGGTTCGCGGGACGCACGACGGCGCGCTGCAGCCCGCTTAGTTCGATGTAGCGAGTACAGTCCATCAGATGGTCCGCCTGGCCGTCCTTCACCTTGCCCTTTTCATCGCGCTGGTAGAAGCGGAATTCGGCGAGCCAGTTCGCCAGCGTGTGAAAGACTTTGAGGCGTCCCGTGGCCATACGGGTCCAGACGAGGTAAATACCGGCTTCTAGCGCATTGTCGGCGACGGCGAGGGTTTCGAGGCCAAGCGCGCGATAGTCAGAGACAAGCCGGCTTCCGTCCTTTTGACCGCGCCCGCGAGCCGCCGGATCGATGACACCAGGGATCCAAGTTCCTCGAGCCCGTATTGCCGCAGCATGAATCGGTGGCTCGGATTCCCCGACATAGTGCTCCGAATAGAGGTAGACGACATCGGTATTCTGATCAATCGCGGCCCAGAGCGCCGCGGTGCGGTTCCAGCCTACGTCGAGTGCGTAGCATTGCGGGAAGTAATCGGGAATAGCGAACGGCTCGCAGAGGATGGCTTCCTCGGGCACTGGATAGATGGCGCCGGCGCCGAGAGTCGGTATACCTTCGGATCTGGCTTTACGCTGGAAGGGCTGGATGTTGGCCAGCATGTGGGCTTTGTCGTCTTCGGACAGATGCGGCACATGATCCCAGCCTGCGCTTACGGTGAATTTGCCAGACATCAGGATGACGCCTTCAAGGCTCGTATCATGCGTAGACACCACTCGGCTTGAGCCTTGCCGACTTTCCTCGCCTCTTCGGAATGATCGCTACCGGCGCCGCCATCATAGGCGGCGATGGCCGTGCGACAGATACCCGCCGCTCGCGCGAGTCCGTCTTCAAAGCCTAGTCGTCGGTGGTGAAGGAAGCCACGCTTTCCATGAGCCATTGCGACCTCCATCAGAAGTTGATTTTCGCCAGCGTGATCGGAGGCACTTTGCGGCGGTTGTGGCAACCGAAGCGATGGGTTTTGCTATGGCTATGCGTCACCGCGTTCTCGAGCCTCATTTCCAGGCCGTGATTTTGCGCCACCATACCTTTGCGCATGACAATATCGGCATGGCTATTGTGGTCGATCTTTTCGAGTTCGTCGAAGATCGCTTCTAGGTCATCGCCTGCATAAGCCATTGGGACCGTTCCTCACAACGTGGGCGCATCTTGATCGCTATGTCGTCGCCGCCGGCGCCCTTGAGAAATTCCTTCACCACCGACGACATGCCCTCCATCGGAGTGAAGGTCAAGAGCAGATGGCCTTTGGTCGTCATGGTGCGGATCGAGCATTCCTCGTAGACCTCGATCGGCGGTTCTTCATCCAACCAGACCACATCTTGTTCCGTGCCCTCGAATGAGCCGCGGCCCTGCTCGTAGGATTTAAGGCCGAGTTGTGACCAGGCGCCGGTGACGTGCTTCACCATGATCGTATCGGCGAGGTTGGCGACGCCGCGCTTCCAGGTCACGCCGCCGATGCACTCGCCGGGCACAAGCCCGGTGCCGCCGAATATCTTGTCGCGGCCTTTCCAGGTCGCCTTGCCGAACAGCTTGGCCTGGATGACATCGCGGGTAGATTCGTTGGACTTGCCCGCCGCCCAGCAGCTTATCGGACGATCGAAACGGGCGCCGATCCACCATCTTGGATAACGGCCAGTGAGATGCAGCGTTAGTTCGTAGCCGCCGACGCCTTCGGTCTTGCCGATGCGGTTGGCGGCGAGCATGAGCCGGTCGCGGTGAGGTTGTCCGTCGCAACCGTCTGGACACGAAGGCAGTAGCGTATGAATTCCGCCTGCGGCAAAGAATTCCATGTGCCGCGGGTAGAGAACCCGCCTAAGGGGACCTCCGTCAGGGTAGTAACGGTAAAGCTTTCGGTGCGGCTCATGCCTCGCTATGTTCTCCCGCAGTTTCCTCGCTACTATCGCCCGGGCGTCTGGGGATAGCCTCGATAAGATCGGCAAGAGCTGACTGGTCTTCGATTGAGAGAGCATTGAACACGTTCACCGTGGTTCGCGGCGCCTCGGGTTCCGGCAGGCCGCCGAAATGCTTGAGCAAGGTGAAGTTCGCGGCGTTCTTGTCGGCCAGCTTGAGCTCGGGGTTGCCATCGCCGTTATATTTGACTGCTTCGATGGCGTCGGTCAATTCCCGCGGCAGGGATTTGATGTTCTTGAGGGTTTTGCCGTCGTCCTCGTAGAAGTCGGCGATGTTCGCCTTGCCGACGCGATCGATGCGGATGACGATCTGCGCGGGCCGGATGTCGCGATAGCGGACAGCTTCGAGGAATAGCTGCTGCACTCGTTCCTTTACATCGCGCTTGTTCGCCAGCTTGCGGGCGTTGTCCTCCATGGAAGTGCCGGGCGGATAGCCGGCCCGCTCGTAGGCTTTGGCGCGGGCGCGTTCGTCGCCGAGCAGCATGAGTTCCACCAGCTCACGGGCGAAGATCTCGTGCTTGGCTTGGGCAAGCTGGTGCTTTAGGTAAGACATATTGACCTATATGGGCGAGTCCCATCGATTCCGAATTTTGATGATCTATGCCTTATTTGATGAAGTTGGGCAAGGCTTGGGTGAACGGCGTGGGGCGCTTGAAGAGCGGGCGCACGCCGGCGCTTTCGGCGGGTTGATCTTGGTCTTGTTCCTTCGGGTCCATGAGGCCTTGGGATTGAGCGAGGTCGAGGGATTGGGTCACCATAGCGTCGATGTCGGGGATTTCGGAGGGGTTGGCTGGATCAAGAGAGGCTGGTGGCTCAGCGGCACCGGACTCGGTCACCTGGGCGCCAACGATTGGAACAAGCTCACCATTTTGCATAGCTGATCGTGATCCCTGCGCAATCATCATAGGGGCATACCCATTACGCAGCCTCGTGAATACCGCGCGGGCGAATGTAGCCGTATCTAGTCCCTCGGCCTCGGCTTGGGATGATATCCATTGCTCAAGGTCAGCCGAGAGACGGACGACGAGGCGCTTGGTGAGGGGATTAGACATTCATTAACCGCATGGCAGGTATGCCAACTCTATGTGTTGCTATTGCCGGCTTACGCTATTACTGTGGCAACATAAGACAACGGAGTATCAGATGAAATTCCGCGTGACCGAATACAATGATGGCACGCGAACGATCGTTCGCGCTCGCGAATTCGAAACCCTCAACGAGGCGCGCTTTTGCTGCTTGCTCTGGCGCAAGTCGGCTCGCGTAAAGTCATGGGTCGGCGTTTATCAAATCTAGTTGACCGCACCGTAACCATCAACCTCTCGTGAAACAAACTTCAAGGCCGCCGGGATTGCTCCCGACGGCCTCTTTCGCTTCTCCAAAAAGCGTCTGTGACGTGAATGAATTTACCTCGTCGTGGATTCTCCCATGACCGACCTGATGAATGGCCTGCCTGACAAGCTTACCACCAATAGAAAAGCCCCGCAAGGGAGGACATGCGGGGCTTTCCTGCTTCCGGGCCCTGCAAGCCGTGTCAAGCCGCGGAGCGAATTTCAGGTCGTGCGCTGCACTCGGGGTGGCTACCTTTCGCCACCACGTTGATGTTGTCGATGTATAGCGCGACAGGCGTGAGACGTCCGAACAAAGCGATATCCGCCGTGATTCGGTCGTCTTCGTCAAGTTTTTGTGGCATGATTTCCACAACCGTTCCACCAAACCCCGCGAACGGCCCCGAGATCACCTGAATCACATCGCCGAGTCCGATTGGATTTTCCTTAGTGATCGGGATATCGATCACGCCATCAAGATTGGATGATGATTGCATTGAAGCGACTGCTTGGTCGACGCGATGGCCATGAAGAATACCACGAAGACCGGGGATTTCCCGAAAATCACCATACGGCGCTCTGAGATTTGAGCCGAAGAAGTACCCGGGGAAAAGTGGCCGCAGAACTTTCTGGAAGCTGCTTCGGTGTCTTTGATTGTGGCTTAGATTTCGTTTATTTTTGATCTCGACCCATCTAAGCGGGATAAAGATGATCGATCCGAATTGGCGAAGCCACCATGCTGTCTCGTTTTCTTTGCGACATTGGCAGGCGATGACGGACCAGGTTTGCGACATGCGGTGAGACTTTTTTTAAGAATTGAATCACGATAGCGCGGCGCGTCTGCAATGCCGGACTCGGTCAACTAGGCGCTTCGATCATGGTGTCGTCCTCGAGGCTGGCGGGAACTAGCTTTTTGCCGGGCGGCCATTCGGTGGGAACGCGAAGGAATGATATCCATATTCCGTGGGATTCGTCTAGCCTTTTTTCAAGCGAGATCGGGGCATTTTCAAGTTCGCGGAGGCGCCGCAGCCATGCCGCGATCTGCGGCGTTCCGCTGTCGATTGCGATCCATTTTCGCTCGTCTGGCTCAAGACCGCGGCCGACCGGTGGCCATCGGCTGGCGACATTGGCGATCCTTTTGCCGTTCTCGTTGCGCACTTGGAAATCGGGAATATGCCGCCGCCCGCAGATTTTGTAATAGATCATCCAGGCGTTCCATTCCTCGGAATTTTCCGCGATATCCACACGTTTCGCTGCGACCTCGGCTTGCTTGCCAGCGGTCAGATAGCCCGCCCATTGGCGGTTTCGTGCCCAGTTGTGGAAATCCTTCACGCTGCGCTTTTGCCCACTGCCGCGGCGCTCGCGGATGAACTTCGCATAGCCTTTCGCGCCGGTCAGGCAATCGTTCCATTCCGCATCGCTTAGCGCTTCGAGCACGTTGATCGCTTGGTGCGCATCAGTGATCGGATCCGGCCAAAGAGGCTCGATCTGGCGTAGGCGTTCCGCTCCTACTTTTCGTTGCTCCATTTCGCCTTGAAAACCCCCCGGAGGGGGGTAGGGGGGAGATTCTTCTCTTGGATTCTTAGACGGATTCTTATGCGAGTCGCACGATTGCGACTCTGCCTGTCGCACGGGTGAGACTTTGGGTGTCTCAAGCTGAGACTCCGGGGGAGTCTCAATTTGAGACTCTACCCCTATATCTTGTGGGTCATCGGCAGCCGCTCTTGCCGAGGTATAATCCACGGTCGCCGCCAGATTGAGCCGGATTTCATAGATCGGCGCCCCATGCTCATCGAAGCGCTTGAAGCGCACCAAGGCGTTTTCCGCCCCGAGTTCGCGGAGGCGCCGGAATACCGTAGCGCGCGATTGCCGAGTGCGCTCGGCGAGGTAATCGGGATCGGCGTGGATGCTGACTCCGTTTTCGTTCGCGGTATCAGCCACGACCAGGAGCACGCATTGCGCCGATACGCCGTCAGTCCTGGCGCTCATCGCCCAATTCATGGCGCGGATACTCATGGAAACGGCACTGGAATCCTATTGTGCCGCAGCATGTCTGTCTTGAATTTCCGCGAGATCACAACAAGATAGTCTCGTATGATTTCCGGCGGTTGCTCATTCCAAAATACGACAGGCATTTTTCCATCAGTAAGCCCAAGATATAATCGGAATTCCTCTGGAGTTTTATTGCCTTTGCGCGAATT